TCAGTCTGTTGATTTGACTGCGGGTATGGTCTTGCGCCTCTGCTCAATGCCGGCGTTGTAGGCCGCTTCAAGCGCCTCACGCAAGCTTTCGACCGACACATCGTGGAAGTCCAGACGATCCGAGCCTCGGACTTCCAAGGTTTCGATGTGCAGCTTGGTTTGTGCGATCCTGGTCAATAGCGGGTTGATCTTGCTCATGTCATGTCCTGCGTTGGCGAGGTTGATGCGCACATGAACGCGCTGTTCCCGAGTGAAGCCCAGCGCATCGTCGCAGGTCGCGGAGCTGAGACAGACGACATACAGCTTTCTGTCGATGCGACGGCGATCAGTCGTCACCACACCAGACCATTCGGGCAGGCGCTGATTCGATCAATCAGGTCGTGTAGCGGTTCGGCCTGTGCGCCGTCCGCGATGGGGGCAAGAATCGAACTTCCGGTATCGATCAGTTCGATGCGGACGACATCGATGCCGTTGCTGGCGTAGGCAACATGCTTGCGGCCGTCAATCATGCGCAGCAGGCGTCTCGGCGATGCGGAGCGCAGCACTTCGCGGCGCCATGCATGGCGACCGCGCTTGCCGGGGATACGCACAAGGAGCGAAGCGAGGAAGAATTCATTGACGTGCTTGGGTGTCTTGCGGGTTTTTGTGGTTTTCATGGTCTTCGCAGGTCCGTGGCGGGAACGCATGAACGCGCTGTTCGCGATAGAAGCCAAGTCAATTTGGCTTCGTTTCGTGGGGTTTCTGTCACCCAAGGCGGGCGACGTAACGGGCGTATTCGCCGCCCGATGGATCGACGTAGAGGTAGGGCCTGTCCGGCGAACAGATCTCGATGCAGACATGGCCGTTATCGACGTAGCCTCCCTTGCCTTTGAGCCACGCGCGCGGCTCATAAAACGTCGTAGCGAAGGCGTCGTATTCCGCTGTCGTCATTTCGACCGTTTCGGCGACGTAGACGCGCTCGTGGCCGCTGGCGCACATCTCGCGGAGGCTTTCTGGCTTGCGGGCGAAAGGCAGGCGGATGCTCAGCTCTTCGACGTTGATGGCTTTGTCGCAGAGCCGCAATGTTCGCGGCTTGCGTTCGATGGTGAGGGTCATGGTGCGCATGAGGTGTCCTGTGGGTGGGCGTCGGCGATTCGACGTGGACATGAACGCGCTGTGTGCGACAGAAGCCAAGCGCAAGGCGATGTCGCGCCGCGACCGCCGGACACCTGTCGTACAGGCGTCGATCCGTGCGAATGCGCGCGCCGTCCGAGGCGGTCACGAAGACCGCGTCAGTCGTCGTGGTCTTCGAGGTGGGCCAGGATTTCGATGTTTTCGACGGTGGTCTTCTCGTCGCTTCGGCCGTTTCGAGGCAGGATCACGCCGTTCCAGAAAACGCCATTCGCGTCGTCGAGCGGCGTTCTCTCCAATCGCACGTAGAAGCGCGCGCAGGGCGTGCCCTTGGCGCTGTCGATCTCGGCAAGATCGAAGGTCGCTTCGCAGGCATAGGTGGTGGCGATGCTGCGCATCGCATACTCGAACAATTTCAGTAGTGGCTCACGAAGGGTTTCGTCGATACGGTGATACGACACATCGTCGATGACCATGCGTTTGTAGGCGTTGTGCCGATGGGCTTTAGATCGTGGGCGCATGGTGTGGTCCGGTCGGTTGGGGGCGGCCTGCATCAAAGGTTGTGATTCATTCGTCCGGCAGCAGGACGTGCATCCGCTGTTGCGCATCTGCAATGAGGTGTCCGGCGGACGACAGTTCTCGGGAGATGGTCACGCGCACCCAGCTCAGGATGGTCGCTTTGTGGGACAGCGCGCTCGAGTCCCGATACTTCGCCTCGTAATCCGCAAGGACTTTCGCGGCGCGTCCCAAGGCCTCGCGCATCGCTTCCAGCGCCATTTCTCCGGCGCACGCGGCACGGAATTGTTCATCCGACATCGTCTTGGCCATGTCGATTCGATGCTTGCGTGTGGTGGCGGCTTTCTTCATCACTGAGGTCTCCTAAATCGTGTGGGTGGGTGTACCGCCATGAACGCGCTGTGTGCGATGAAAGCCAAGCGAATCCTCCCACTGTTTTGCAATCGTTTCTGCGCCATCAAAGCGAGCGGCTTGAGGGGTGCGGCTGCTCCCCAAGCATCGATACAAATCTGCCGCCGCGCGCGCCTCGGATGTCGATGCCACGACGCACGGGAGCACACGGCGATTACGCGACAGCTGCCTTGCTTGCCGCGACACGCAGGTCGGCAATGGCCTCTGTCACCAGATCGATGCGGAGGTTCGCAGGCAATTGGTGATAGGCGATTGCGATCACGGCGGCGAGGATGTTGGCCTTGGCGTCCGGATCGGATGCATTCAGGTACTGCGTTTCGTATTCGCCGACGTGTCTCGCGGCCTGATGCAATGCCGCGCGCAACGAGACGATCGCCTCGGTACCGCGTGCATCGGCACGGCTGGTTTCGACGCGAAGTGCGGGGTTGAGAGAATTGCTTTGCATCGTGTTCCGTCCTGGGTGTTGGCGTCGTTGATCCGACGAGCACATGAACGCGCTGTGCGCGAAAGAAGCCAAGCGCCGATTGATGTCGTACCGCGACATCTGGACACCTGTCGTACCGGCTTGGCGAAAGGGGTGATTTCGCTGCAGCATTACGCCAATCGACGCAAGCTCACACGCTCAATGCGACCGGCGAACGCGGCGTCCGCCGTGATGCGCAGTGCGGTGTGTCCAGCGGCAGTGAGCGTGTCGATGAAGGTGCCGTTGGCGTTGCGTGCCACGCCGTCGATGGACGTGGTACCGGCGAGGCGGACGCGCACGCTGCCGGCGGTGACCTGGGCCAGCACCAGTTCGATGCGGTACACACCGCCATCGACGAAGACGAACGGCTGTTCGAGGTCGGAGGCGATGCCTGCGGCCTTGATCGCGGCACCGCCGACGATTGACCAGCCTGCACCGAGTGCCCACGCGGCTTGCGTATCAAAATCACCATTGCCCAGCTTCTCCCCGCATTCGCAAGCGAGGATGCGGACGTGCTTTTGGCGACTGGCGAGTGCCCCGCGCCGGCTCTCGACCTCGACGCGAAGCGTTGCATCGTTCGCGAGCAGTAGATCGTGCGTGTGACTGGTGCCGGCGATGCCAGCGGCTTCGTGCAGCACCGCGCCGCTGAGCGCGTGGAGCACACGCACGGTAGTGGTGGTCCCCGGCTCCGGACCTATGCTGCCGGCTTCATGCTCGATCAGACGGTCGCCCTGCAGCACGCGATCGCGGTGTGCCCACGCGATCGCCAGCCGCGCGAAGCTCGTTGCGGGCCAAGCATTGCCGTTGATCCGCAACCGCCCTGGCGGATAGGGCCGCGCGTGGCGCGCGTCGAGACGGACCTGCGCGATCGGTGCAAGCGCGGCATCGAGCGTGCCCTGCTGGGTGCGGGTGAGTAGTTTCGCTTCGACGGTTTCACCGGCCAGATACTCGGTGGGATCGGCGCCGACATAGGTGTCGGTACACCACACGCGCGCACCCTCGGCGTGCGTCGTTGGCACAGTGTCCACGCAGCCACGCGCGATCGTGAGCGTGCCGGCAACGGCGTCGATCGCATCGATTCGCACCAGTTCCTCATCGATCAGGGCTTCGGTGCCGATCACGACCAGATCCAGATCGCGCATGTCGGCGAGCTGGACGCGAGTGTCTGTCGGACTTAGCGCGCCCGCGAGCGTGGCGACCGCGGAGAAGTCGCCGCTGGCGACCTCCTCGAACGTGCCGCCGGTCGTTCGCGTGGTGAGCGCATAGCCATACGCCGGCCCGTTCGGCCGCGCGCCGAGCGCGACCACGAAACCGGCATCGTCCTCGACGAGCGCCAGATCGGCCGGGCGCAGGCGGCCGGCGAGATCGCGGTAGGTCGCCTCCACGAGCCGCTGCACCGGAAGCGGCTGCGGCCGGGTGTCCGGCGGCGTCCACGGCCCGATCACTGGCCGCAGGTACGTGGTGGCCGCCATGCCGTCGATGTCCTGCATGAGCAGCAGCGCGAGCGCGCCGTCGGTGCGGGTGCCCTCGTCGACTTCCAGCACCCGCACCGGCATGCGCTGCACGCCCTTGCGCCGCCAGGAGAGGGCCAACACGTCGCCGCGCTTCACGCCCCACCAGCGGCGGTCGACGGTGAGCTTGATCCGCTGCAGCAGACTGCTCGCCGCGCCGGTCTCGCGCGCGGCGACGCGCTCGCACAGGCTGCGATTCCACAGGCCCGGCAGCGAACGGCGGTCGGCGACGACGCGGCCCTGTGCCTGGACGTTGGCCATGTTCTGGAAGGTGGCGGCGAGGTCGAGGTTGGTGACGCAATCGCGCCCGAGCACGGTGACCTCATTGACGCTGCCATCGAGCAGCGGCGTCTGCCAGCTCTCCAGTTCGATCACGCTGGTCTCATCGAGCAGCGGCAGGGTCGCGACGTCGTAATCCGGCCGGAACAGCCGGTAGACGAACTTGCCCAGCATCGGATCGAAGGCCCACAGCCCACCGACGTGGTTGTTGACCATCTGCAAGAAACTGCCGATGGAGTCGCCTCTGCGCCAGCCCAGGCACAGCCCGAACTGCTCATCGTGCAACTGCTCGGCCGCGCGCAGGAAACTGGCCGCATCGATCAGCGCAGGATCGAGGCCGACGCCCCACACCGTGTCGGTGAAGCACTGGTAGTGGATGTGCGCCGCATTCATGCCGCGGCCGATGCGCGCGAGCGACGGCTGCCACACCGGCGTCGACCAGCCCTGCGTGAAGCGTCCCCAACGTTTCGCCCACAGCTTCAGGTAGGGGTTCATCGCCCCGACCATGCCGCGATAAAGCGTGGTGCAGAGCCCGCGCGCAGCGGGCCACGGCCCCGGCACCTGCTGCTGCAGGTAGGGCACCGGCAGTTGGTCCGCTTCGCCCATGCGGATCTGCAGCGACCCGACGAGGCCCCCTTCTTTCTTGTCGCCGCCGAAAAGCTGCGGCAGGTTGATCGGCAGCGTGCGACTGCCGGTGAGTTCGCCCTCGAATACGGGTTGCCCGCCGACCTTGATGCCGGCGAGGTAGTCGTTCGGACCGATCGACTCGCCCATGTAGAGGTACATGAAGTGCCGGTAGCCGATGGTCGGCTTGCTCGACTTACCCATGTGTTACCGCATCATGCCGCCCCCCACCGCGCGCGCAGGCGCTGCGTGAGGGATTGCTTGGGCGGCGAGACCACCATCTGACGCAACTGCGGGATCACGATCGGACGACGTTGCACGCATGCGCGTGTGCATCGACGAGCATCGATCATCCACAGCAGATGCAACAAAGCCGTCGCGAGTCCGAATCCGCCGACGAGGCGTTCCCCGTGCCGCCAGAGCACGATGCCGGAGGCGCATGCGGCGATGCCAACGCATGCCGTCCAGATGCGATACACGGACTCACGTCGCATCGCGACGCTCACCATCGTGCGCGATCTCTGCACGCACGATTGCGATGGCGCGTGCGACGAAGGGATCATCGTGCAACTGCGGGTGGTCATCGATGACGATGCCGTCCTCGCACAACGCACGCAGGTCGATGTCGTGCTGGCGGCACCAGGCACGGATGCTGGGCGTACACAGCGGGCCGGCGGCCGGATCGACGGCGCGCACGTGACGCAGGTGGATGCGCAGTCCAGCCATCACTTGCCGCTGCGCGCTCATTTACCCCCCTTGGCCTTGATCGGCGTCGTGCGCAGATCGCCGAAGGCGAGCACGTTGGGATCGTCGATCCAGACCTCGCCGAAGATCACCAGCACCTCGCGCCCTTCCTCGGCGGTGGGCACCGAGAAGTCGGCGAGCGAGGGCGGCTTCTGCGATTGCGGTTTGGGGCGCATCGCGACGCTGATCGCGATGGCGAGAATGAGGACGATGACGTAGATCCACATGGCGAGGGCACGGTGAGGCCGGCACGCGAAGCGCACCGAGCGGGTGGACGAAGCAGGGGCATCAGAAGAGCGGGTCGCTGCCGAAGGGATTGCGCAGGCCCTTCAAGGTCGGCTGACCGCCGTAGTTCAATTCGTTGCGGAACTTCGCGCAGCCGCGCGACCCCATCGTGCGATCGCAGCCGGGCAGCGCGACGACGTGTGCGTTGGGTGCGAGCGCGGCCGGCGTGAGCAGACGCAGCGTGGCTCCGGCGTGGCTCACGATGAAGCGCCGCTCGATGCCGAGCGCGGCCGTCCACTGCAGCACACCGCCATCGAAGTGGCCGTCGTCGAACGCATCGAAGGCGGCGGACAGGACGGTGTAGCCGGTCGCATCGCTGAGCACCGCAGGGACAGCGTGGGCGTCGGGGTCGGCGTTGCATTGGCCCAGCCCCTGGCCATACAGCACCAGCGGGCAGGACGACTGCCAGCTGCGGCGCAGGCCAAGCGTCTCGACCGAGGCGGCGAGCGACTGGCAGCGCAGCTTGGCCACGCTGTGGGTTTCGTCCAGATCGGCGACATGCCCGGTCCAGCCCAGGCGCACCAGACCATCGCGTACCCGCACGCGCTTGAGGTCCAGGCGCACGCGCAGGCCCGGCGGCACCGGCCGGAACAGGTTCAGCAGCGGCAGATCCAGCGGCGCGGTGATCTCGAGCGTGTTCTTCGCTTCCTCGGCCGACTGCGCGATGCGACCGCGCGTGAGCGCAACCGGGGCATGGCGTTGGCCTTCGACGATGGCCTCGCGACCCGCGTCGGTGTAGCGCCAGTGGTGCAGCCCGATGGAGAAGTCGTACAGCTCGATCTCGCGCGAGAGCAGGCTCATGACAGCAGGCCCACGCCTACGGCTCCTCTGCAGGAATGCCGCTGAAGGTCACCGCGCAGTCGAGCAGGCCCTCGCTGTCGGCGTGGTGCTGCAGTTCGACCGTATCGCCCGCCAGCGTGACCAGCGCCATCCAGCAGGCGAGTCTCACCCGTTCGGGTGTGACGAATCGACCCAACGCCGCATCCATCCGCAGGCGTTCGCCTGTTTCGCCATTGGCCAGTGCGATCTCGCTCGACGCTTCGATGGCGCGGTAGAACACGGTACCGTCGATGAGTTCGATGCGGATGTGGCGACGGCCCGCCTGCTGGCGCAGGCTGCGCGTGATACCGCAGGCGGCGACGGTGAGGGTCACGGCGCTTTCGCCGATGGTTTCGACCACTTCCAGATCGTCGGTCCAGGTCGGCAACCACAGCGCCTCGGCACGCCCCTGCAGCCCGTAGAGCAGACTGCGGTGCGCGGCCCGTTCGGCGCGGCCGAACAACCGCCATGCGTGCGACTGCATCGTCCATGCCAGCCCCGACAGATCATCCACATGCGATCGGCCGACCTCCCCATCGAGCAGATCGAAACGCCGTGCAAAGCTGGCGGAAGGATCGCGGGTTTCGTCGCGGCGGTGTTCGAGCACCGGGAATCCGCGATAGCGCGTCGCCGGCAGCGATGGCGGCCAGTCGCACGGCTCCGTCGCCTCGAATCGCAGTTGCGTTTGCATCAGCCGGTCGGTGTGGCGGCGCAGCTCCGGTGCGTCGGTCAGGCGCGCGGTGCGGCAGGGGATCAGGCGTGTGCCGATCGGCCACGCGCGGCGCGTCGGCGCACGTAAGAGAATGTGCAGGCGTCCGCTTGTGATATCGGAGATTTCCACCAGTTCGTAGGTGGCAACGTCGCGCCACAGCATGGCGAGGCCGCCGACGACGAAATCCAGGCCCGAGGAGTCGACCGCGATCTGCATCGCACCAGGCGGCACGAACGTGCCCAAGCGCGTCGCATCGACGAACACCGGCAGCGCCCAGACGCGCCCGCTCCAATCGAACAGCGCGTGCTCGACCCAGCGCCGCTCGCGGCGATCCGCGAGGACAGCGAACTCCCACGACCGACGTGGCGCATCGCGTAGCGGCGTGCGCGTCACGGTGCCGGCGAGGGCGGTCTGGACGTCGGTGAGCCACGCGAGCGTCTCGATCAGCGGTTCCGTCCAGTCCGGCGGCAGCGACCAGGCGTTCAGACGCAGCCCGTCGATCCGGATCGACCAGGTTGATCCGTCCGCGAAGGACAGCACGGCCTGCGCATCGATCACCGGCGGCCCGTCGAGGCCGACCGTGAGCGTCAGCACCCGCTCCTGCATCGGCCGAAGCCCCATCGGCAGCGCGGCGGGCGCGGTGAGCGTGCTGCCGGCATCACCCATCAGGTGCAGGGCGGTCAGGGTTTGCGGGACCGTGCGCCACGCATTCCACACCGCGATCTCGCGCGTCAGCGCCGAGACGACGTTGCCAAGCGAGAGTGCGATCGGCGTGAGGTGAATGCGATCGAAATAGTCCTCGGCGAAGCGATGGGCCATTTGGCCGGTCGTGGTCCACGGCGTCGATGCCGGTGTTCGGAACGCACCGGCCAATGCAACAACACGTTCACGCGCAACCGTGGATGTGGCGAACGCCACCTCGCCGAGCGCGTTCAGTTCGACCGATAGCGCGGCGTTGGTCGCGCCGAACAGACGCGGTGTAGGCGCGATGCCCTGCAGCGCCGCCATCAGGGCGCTTCTCGCAACGCGATGCCGAAGGTGCCTGTGTGCTGCCCGCCGATGGGCCAGCCGACGCCGTTGCGTTGGATCGGGTGGAGCGCGTGCAGCGGATACGCCATCCAGCGTTCGGGGCCGTAGAGCAACGGTTGGCTCAGATCGAGGTGGTCCAGACGGCAGTAGCGGGCGTGTGCGAGCGTGGCGACGATGGTCTGGCCCTGCGCCTGGCGTGCGAGCAGCACGTCGATCGGCAATAACACCGTCGCCTGGTTGAATTGCGAGGGCAGCGCGTGCAGCAAGCCCGCCTTGTGCGAGACGCCGAGCAGATCGCCGGTGTTTCCGCCGACATTCGTGCGCCAAGCGGGCGCACCTTCGAGCCCGCAGTGAACGAAACTGCTGTGATACGTCCCGGCGAAGCTCGAGAAGAAGAACCCGAGCCCGAAGCCGTCGTAGGGCGCCGCGCCGAGCTGGGTGCCCGAGTTGGTGTCGATGTAACTCTTGATGCCCGCGCGCGTGCCGTCGACGTCGCCGCGGAACGTGCCCGAGCACCACAGGCCGGACCCGCCGATCTGCGGCATCGACGACACGCCCCAATTGAGGTGCTGATGGCGATCGACGTTGTAGCGCAGCACGACGTAGATCTCGTCCGGCACATCGAAGAGGTGCAGCACGTACACCGCCGGCCACTGGATCGGCGCGTTGGTGAACGACAGCAGCTTCACCGACTGCGGACATGCGCCGGTCAGCGCCGCACCAGCTTGGCCGGTGCCGGTCTGCAGCCGCAATTCCGTTGCCGTCGCGGTCAGTTGTACGAACGCGACGCCCTTGCTCAGGATGCCGTTGGCCAACGTCCAGCCGCGCGCGGTCAGCGTCGTCTCGATGGCGATCTTCAGCGCCGCGAAACTCGCGACTTGTCCGCTGAAGGTCGCCATCAGCTCATCTCCACGGCGACGTAATCGCGCCACGTCGTGCGCGCCCCGTCCTGCAGCACCACGAACGCCCGGCCGTTGACCGCACGGATCGCATCGACCGCCTGACGCACGCTCATGCCGGTCTGGTCGATCACCGCGCTGCCTTCGAGCTGCAGCACGTTCTCGGAGGCGTTGTTGAAGCCGGAGACGAAGCTCACCCCGTCGAGCACGCCGTAGAGATTGCCGCTGCTCGGATAGCCACGCACGTCATTGTCGTAAGCACCGAAGGTCATGTCGTACAGTTCGAGCGGCTGCGGCTGGTGCAGGGTGCCCGCTGGGACGAGGCAGCGGCGCCCTGCACCGGCTGCGCCGACGTACTCGCCGGCCAGCCCCGCATACGTACTCTCGTTCGCGTGGCCGTTGCCTAAGGGTGAGATCTGCACCTTCTTCCAGGTGCCGGCGGCATCGCGCAGGTAGAGGTGGCCATCGTTGTAGTTGGTATCGCCGCTGCCCTTGCGCCCCTTGTAGGGGAACCAGTGCAGATCGCTGTAGCGGCGTGCGTCGCGTCCATCGAAATGCCCCGCCACGATCAGCGGCGATGGAAACTCACCCGGCCGCGCATACGCCAGCGCCTTGCCGACATAGACGTGGGCGTAGATCGGCGAGCCGACCTTGAACGCGCCGACGATCCGGCGCGGATTGGCGGTGAGAAAACAGGTCACGGCCTGGTTGTGGCCCGGCACGCCGCTGGTCTTGATGCCGGGTTGCGCCTCGAACGGTGCTGCCGGCACGTAGCCGACCATCGTCGCGGCGAGCAGGTTGTAGTAATCGGCGGCGACGTTCTGGTACGCCTTGAAGCCGACCGTGATCTCTTCCTCGCCGGTGGTGCCGGTCGAGCGCAGGATCAGTTCTCGTTCGGGAATGGACGTGTCGAAACGCAGCGTCGTCCAGCCGACCTGCTCGGCGAGCGTTTGAATCGCCCCCAGCAAACGATAGTGGGCATCGTCGCCACCGGCCTTCACGAGCGTGTCGATCGCGTAGGCCATCAGCCACCACCGATGCGCTGGCGCAAGAAGCTGCCGTTGCGGTCGATCACGTTGAGAATGGTCTGCTCCATGCCCCGGCTCTGCGCCATCGACTCGGCGAGCGCATCGGTGTTGATCGCGTTGATCAGGCGCAGGTTGAGTTGCGGGTTCAGGCCCGCAGCGGCGCGGGCGAGGCCGCCCTCGGCGAAGTTCACGCGCGGGGCGCTTGGCCGCGAGACGAATGGCGGCGCGGCACTGGCGAAGCGGCGTGCCTGCCAGGCGTCCAGCGCCGGCATGCCGCGCGCATTGAAGTCTTCGAGAAAGGTGAGCGCGCCGGGCTGACGCACGACGGCGGCGCGGGTGACGAACTCGAAATCCGACAGCCACGCCGGGATGCTGTCGCTGCTCGTGGTGCCGGCGCCACGAACGTGGCCACGCACGTGGTCACGGACGTGACCGCCGGTCGCGTAGCCGCCGCCACCGTCGAACGTGGCCTGCGCGATCAGGCCGGCGATGGTGGCGCCCTGTGCGATGGCACCGGCGATGAAGGGAATGTTCTGCGGGAACCCGTACTTGCTGGCTTCGGCGACATTGTTGGCGAGCGCGAGTGCGGCCTGGGCGATCGCGAACGCCTTGGACAGCGCAAACAGCGTGCGGTAGGTCGCGCTCTGTTCGCCACCGAAGGACTTGGCGATCTGCGCAAGCTGGCCGAAGGTCGCGGACGCGCCCGCGAGCAGCACCTGCGTCTGCGCCGACTGCATCTGCGCGAGCGCGGCTTGGTGCTGCCGTTCGATCGTCTCCTCCTGCGCGTCCCACTGCGCATTGAGGTCGGAACGCTCGGAACGGAACTGCGCCAGCTGCGCGAGTTGTTCGGCGTGCCACGCCTGCAACCGCACGCGCGACTGTTCGATCTGCGCCAGCTCGCCGCCGGTCTCGCCAAGGTCCGGCGCTGCGCCGGGAATGGCGTCGGGTTTGCGGAAGGTGGTCTGCGCCACGCGCGCCAGCGCCGCATCGAACGCAGTCTTGGTGGCGATGCCGTCGCGCAGCGCATCGTTGAGCAACTGGACCTGTTCGCGCGCGTCTTCCAGCGCGACTTCGGCCGGCGTGCGCAGACCGTCGCGCAACGTCTCGTAGGCGCGGGTGGTCTTCTCGATCTCGGCCTTGCGCTCACGCTCGGCCGCTGCAGCGGCACGGGCGGTGTCGAGGGTTTCGGCTTCGGTGATGAGTTGCGCTTTCAGCGCGGGCGCCAACGTCTTCAGCGCGCCCTGCGTGGTTTCGTAACGAATCCGCGCTGCTTCGCCCGCGCGGGTCTGCCCCGCTTCGACCTCGCCCAGCAGCGCGACCTCGCGACGCAGCGATTCGAGTTCGCGCTCGGCCGCCTCACGCGCACGATCGGCGTCGGTGGCCTTGGGCTTCGCTGGGCGCGCGCCCTTCGGCGCCTTGAACTGTTCGTCGATCTGCGCACGACGCGTCTTCTCGAAGGCATCGATACCGATGCCCTCCACCGTTTTAACGCCGCCCGCCCGCAGCGCTGCAATATCGCGCTCAAGTGCGCGCAACTGCTGTGCTTTGGCGACGGCGCGGTCCTGGCCGAGTGCTGCCTGTGCGCGGCCAAGGGCGTTGATCGCGTTCGTCTGCGTCGCCTGCGTGGCGGCCTGCGCGCCGGCCTTCGCCTGCTCGGCGTTGGCCTCGCGCTGCAGCGTGGCCTGTTCCTGACGCAACGCCCGGATGCGGTCCTTGGTGCCGGCGTCGACATCGCGACTGGCGAGCACGGCATCGAGCGAGTTGATCCCACCCAGTTCGCGCCACTCGTTGCCGATGCGGTTCAGCTCGTCGGTGGTTTTCGCCAGACGAAACGCGAGATCGTCGCGGCCGATGTTCTTGATCGTCTGCCAGACGCCGCCGATAACCTTGCCCAGTGCGATCCACGCCCGCTCCAGCGAGCCGGCACGCGCGTAGGCCTCCTGCACCCGCTGCTCGTGGACACGGGCGAAGGTCTCGATCGCCAGGCGCGCGGCGTCCTGCGCACGCCCCTGCGCTTCGAGCGCGCGCACATGCTGGTAGACCTCGACCGAGAGGAAGCGGTACTGCTGGTTGAGTTCGATCAGCTGCGCGGACGGTGCCGCCGCGAGCGCGATCACCTTCTGCGTGGTCTCCTCGACTGACGCGCCGGTCAGCGTCGCGAGATTGACCGCCGCGCTCGCGGCCGCTTCAAGGGTATCGCCCGCGATCTTGCCGGAACCCGCAAGTGCGGTCAGCGCCGTTTGTGCATCACCGAACTCGCCCGTCGCGCCACCGACCGTGTCCTTGACGACACCGAGTTGCCCGGCCGTGGTTGCCGCAGCGTTGCCGCTGGCGATCAACGCACGCTCGTAGGCCTGCGTCTCGCGATAGCCCTGCAGGGTCGCGACCGCGAACCCACCGATCACCACGGCGGCCAATCCGATGCCGACGGCGAGCGGTGTGATCGCGCCGAGCAGCGCGCGGGCGGCGGGCACGATACCGCCGAACGAATCCTTCAATTGACCACCCTGCTGGATGGCGACGAGCCACGGTTTTTGTCCGCCCGCGAGCGAGGTGAAAATGTCGGTGATCTGCGCCGGCAGCATCCGCATCGCCTGCCGGGTCTGGCCGACGGAGATGCCGTACTCGTTGACCGCGCGCGCACCGATGTCGGTCGCACGCGCACTGCGGCGATGGGCGCCCGTGACGGCGTCCTGCGTCTGTGCCTGAGCGGCGCTCGTGCGCGCGGCCGTCGCGCTGGTCGTATTGAGCTGGGCGACCGCGCGGTCGGCGCGGCCGAGCGCCCCTTCCACGCGCGCAAGGCTCGCTTCGGCCTGCGCGGAATCGCCGCGGACCTTGAGGTTGAGAACGGTGTCCTGGTTCATGGTGCGATCGGTGAACTCAATCGGGACCGCGCAGGGCCTTCACGCGCGCCTCGGCGGCATCGCCGCCCCACACGGCCACGGCGACGTCTTCGATGAAGTCCGCACGGCGGCGACGTTCGTCGCGTTCCAGCGCATCGAAGGCGAGGTTGAGCTGGCGCTCGGTCATGCGGCCGAGTTCGGCGAGGTTGCCAAGTCCGCTGCCAGCGAGTCGGAGGAAACACGCGCTCCAGCCGAGGCGCCGGCCGCGAGGTCGTGCGCTTCGCGCAACCCGGTCTCGCGCAGTTCCGCCAGCGCCTCGCGCACGAAAAAAGCGGCGTTCACCGCGAACCAGGTCGCCAGATACAGCTCCAGATCGTCGGGTGCCAACGCCTCCAGCCATGCCACCTCGACATCGGCGGCCTGCGCCGCGATCGATGGCACCACCGAACGGTGGCGACCGAACAGGCGACGCACCTGCGTGTAGCGCAGGGTGCCGTCGGTGCTGGCGGCGACCAGATCGGTGATGAAGTTGGATGCGCGATCCGCGACGTCGAGCCCCTCGAAGAAGCCGTACTCGCGGATCGTCACATGGCGTCCGCCGATCGGCAGCGTGCGATCCGGGTGTAAGACGGCGAGATCGTCGCCAGCGGACGCCGCTTCGGGCGGAGTGGTGTCTGGGATTTTCTTGGCCATCACACCACCTCTGGCAGATCGATCCGCCCGAATCCGCCGAGCAGTGGATCGGCGGCGGCTTCGGGATCGAACAGCACCGAAGCGGTCATCTCGAACTGACCGAAGCTCTCGTGGATCAGACCGAGGTTGCTGACCGGATTGAACTGCACGCGATACAGACGCACCTGCACGGGCGCACCGTCGATGGTGTTGGTGCCATCCAGAAACAGGAAGCGTTCGGGCGCGGAGGTGGTGAGCATCGCCACGCTCACCCGCGCACCAAAGCGATACGCCGCGCGCAGCGGTAGCGTGAACGCTGCGAGGTCGAGCAGTTTGATCAGGCCGGCGCGCGCGCTCTGAATGCGATAGTGGATGTTCGCGGCGAGCGTTGCGGGCGCTCCCGCGCTGTCGGTCAAGACAAACTGGCTGATGGTGCTGTGATCGAGCGCGATCAGATCGTTCGCGGCCAGCGGCACCGGCAAGGATTCGCCGGTGAGCGTGCCGGCGGCGATGGAGGCCTTGGTCGCGTACAGACCGAGCAGCAGGTTGTCGATATCGGCCCAGTTGATCGCAATCGACAGTTCGGCTTCTTTGCCTTTCTGCAGCACCGCCGAGGTCAGGCGATTGCCCGAGTACGATTCCTTGCGGGTCTCGGTCTCGGTTTTGAGCGTGAGATCGCACTTGGGCGCATCGCCCACCCAGCGCAGCGCGCCGGGACGGCCGCCCGAGAGGCGGGTGCCGAGATACAACTCGCCCTGGAAGGAGAAATCTTTCATGCGTCCTGGTCCTCCTGATCGGCGACATCGACGTGCGTGTCGTCGTCGGTGACAGTGGGGTGCGTATCGGTCTGTGCCGATGCGGCGGGCGCATCGACAAGCGTGGGCGGCGGCGTGGTCAGACCCAGTGCCTTGAGGAACGCGGCATCGGCGTCGTTGACAGTCAGTTCGACGCCTTCGGGCGGCGGCGTGTAGGCCACACCTTCGTGGGTGTGCGGGTGATAGAGACGGATCGTGTTCATGGTGAGACTCCGGGCGAGGTGGGGGAGGCGGCGGCGAGCCGCAGGAGGCGGTCGGACTCGGCGGCGAGCACGCCGCGCGCGTAGTCGATGAGGCGTTCCGGGCGGCGGCCCTTGGCAAGCATTTGCGCGGCGGTGGCGCCGTACTCGGCGACCAGTGGTTGGCGTCGTTTGCCCGCGTAGCGGCCCTGCTGCATTTCGCGTTTGGCGCCTTCACGGCGGAACACCTGCGCGTTGCGATTCACGCCGACACCGAAGAAGGCGTGCTCGCGCAGGCTGCGTTTGCCGCGCAGGACGGCGGCGGTGACGCCGCGCGAGGTGGGGCGCGCGGCAAAGTTGCGCAGACCGATGCCGCGGAAGCGGCCGACCAGGCGCACGCCGTCGTTGGTGGCGCGCGCCTGGAGGTCCTGCGCGAGGCGACGCGCACCGACCTGGTACTCGGCTTGGATGTCGCGGCGGGCCTCCACCGGTAGACGGCGACGCAAAGTGCCGATGGCGCGCGTGTGCAGGGTCGGCAGGCGGGACGAGAGCGCACTGAGATTGCGCGAGGCGGACAGCACGCCGTCGAGATCGGCGTGCAGCAGGCGCGCGCCGCCACTGGCGGGTGTGGAGGATGTCGTCATGGGCACGAAAGCAAAGTTGGTAGAAAGGTCGAAGCGATGCCGTCCCTCGCCGCATGGCGGTGGAGGACGATGTGTTTGGAACCGGCGTGGTCTGGCGGGTGTCCGCTTTCGCGGACGGGTGCGGTGCGCTACAAGGTGTCCATCCCCTTAGCGAGGACAGGACGCATGCCCGCTCCATTGCGCGACAAGACCGCAGTGCCACCATTGCCCCCGTTGCCGGGTCATCTGGTCTGGCTGCACAGGGGACTTGCGTGGCTGTGCAATCGCGTGGTGACCGATCCGTTGAAGCGATTGCGGTGGATCTACCGCTACATGAACGTCTACAACCGTTTCATCTCGACGCTGGCGGTGTGCCAACGCGGCTGCAGCGCGTGTTGTCGCATCGACGTGGAACTGACCGAGACCGAAGCGGTCCTGATCGCTCAATACACCGGACGGGACTTTGCCAAGCGAGCGATCCATACGCGTGGGCACACGTCGCCATGCCCGTTTCTCGGCGCGCAGGGCGAATGCACCATCTATTCGGTGCGTCCGTTCAACTGCCGCACGTTCCACGCGTTGGACGATCCGAAATACTGCGCGACCGAGGAAGCTCACGCCGTGTATGGCGCCCCGTCCTTCGGGTACGGATCGAAGATTCTGTTGTCGTTGGCCAATGCGATCCAACAGATCGACGGCGATCGCCCACGGAGGGACATTCGCGACTTCTTCTCGTAGGGGGATCGACGGCTACCGCGTGGTGCGCCGATAGCGCGTGCCGAACAGCAGTTGTGCCGCCATCGCGGCGACGCCATCGGGGCGATCAAGCAGCACCGACTCCTGAAACTGCAACGGCAGCGCGAGCGGCGCCTGCACAAATCCGTCGAGCGCGTCTTCGATATCGGCGATGGTCTCGACGATGCGCTGCTGTGCGTTGTCCAGGCGCACCGGCACCAGCGCTTCGACGACGAAGGTGTAGCCGCGCTCGCCGGCACTGCGCGCATCGTCGGGGTGGAGTGTTGTCAGCGGATAGAGCGTCAGGCGAACGGCGTCGTTTGGATCGAACGGCGCCGGTTCCAGACGGACATCGCGGCCAGCATCGGTGCGAAAATCGTTCGCCTTGCGCACCGTGCGCAGCCGGGTCTGCACCATTTCCAGAATCGCCCACGGAATCGGCATCTCAGCCAAACAACACCACCTCGGTGACGACACCGTCATCCAGCACGATGCGATCGACGCGCAGCGGCCCTGCGGGCAGTTGCAGCGTATCGCCCGCGCGCGGATGCCACTCGCGGTTGAGGAACGTCGCTGTGGTCACCCGCGACAGACCTTGGCTGTAGTCGCCCAGCTCGCTCACGCCGTAGGTGATGACGACCCGCACCGGCACTGGCGCAGCGCGTCCGCGTCGGACCAGCGCCGGCTCTGCGAACACCGCGAACAGCGCATCGTGCGCGGCCTCGAAGGCCGGATCGAGCCGCACGCTCATGCCAGGGGCTTCGCGAGGTCTTGCGCCGCGAAGCGCAGGTTGGCCGCGATCCGGCGCGTCCAGCCGCGACCGAAAGCGTGGAAGGTGCGCAGCCGCACGTAGAAGTCCAGGCGCGCAGCGTTGTAGGCCAGGATCAGGGCGACGGGGTCGGCATCCAGTGCGGCAGCCCGCGTGACTGGCCCGACGACGCCATCGACGCGCACGCCCAGCGACTGTTGCAGCCAGCCGACTGCGCGCAGGACGCCGTGGTTGACCGCTGCATCGAGCACCTGGAAGGCGATGGCCTCCGGCAGCGCATCGCCGCGGATTGGCGTCCACGCATCGCGGCGATACAGCACGATCGCCTGTTCGCGGGTGATGGTGGACAAGTCCAGGAACGGATAGGCGCGTTGGCTGATGCCCCAGCGCGTCTTGCCGCCGGGATCGTCCGGGTTGTCGACGAATCCGCCTTCGTGTTCGAGCACGCGCTCGATCGCGCGGGCAAAGCGGTCCCCGGCCGGCGGCGTCGCCACCGGCTTATCGGTATTGGTCATGGTCATGACTCAGTTGATCGAGAGCTTCACCAGCACGCTGGGACGCAGACACAGCGGCAGCGGGTTGGACTGGGTGTGCAAGTCGGTGCCGCGCTCGAACTTGCGTGGTTCCTGCTTGGCGTACAGCGGCTGACCCAGCGTGTTCACGGTCTCGTTGAAGTCGGCTGGCGCGTTGTAGGTCGCGAAGCTGTTGATCGTGCCGATCGGAAACGCATGCGCTTCGCCCGGCGCGATGAAGCGCCGCACAACGCCGTCGAGATCCGACGCCTTGCCACGGTACTCCTCGAACACCAGCCCGCCGAAGTTGAAGCCCTTGCGCACGTCGTTGATCAGCACCGCGCCCTGCTGCCACTGGGCGTAGGCGGTCTTGACGTCCTTGTGCGAGGTGAGCGCGGCGAAGAATTCCTGCGAGCACAGCACGCGGGCGCCGGTCATGAACTCGCCGAGCAGACCCTCCTCGATCAGCGCGAGCGTCTCGATGCACTTCTGTTTGACGTCGGTGCCGTTGTTCGGGTTGTCGATCAGGAACGGCACATGCTGCTGCGCGATCCGGAACTCCTCGAACAGGTCGTAGAGGATGCTGCCGTCGGAATCGAGGATCTGGCCCTTGAGCGCGCCCATCCGCAGGTGCTCCAGGGTGATCGCGTGCTTGTTGCGCATCGTCTCCAGGCGTTCGGCGACGACGCTGGCGACCGATTCGAGTTCGGTCTCCGAGCCGAAGCCGCGCAGACCGTTGACGTCTTCGGGCAGGATGACGTCGTCATGCGGGATGTGCGGCGCCACGAACGAGCGCATGCGACGCTTGGCGCTGGCGCTCACGGTGCCCGGCGCACCCGGCGGGCGGGTCGGCAGCAGGGTCAAGACGCCCGCACGCTCTTCGACGAGCAGCTGGCGCAGGCGCACCGGCTTCTCCGCAAACAGGCCCAGTTCCTGCAGCCGGCCATAGCGGTTGGGGATGAGATTGATCGCGGCGGTGAGCGCCGCCATCGAGAACGCGGAATTAGCGAAGGGATTCAACATGGGCGGTGGCCTGCGGGAACTGACGGACGAGGACGCCGAGCGCCGCCAGCTGCGCGAGGGCGGCGGCGGTCTGCTCGGAAGAGAGAGGGGTGGGCAGCACAAGCGCGCCGCCGAAGACGATGGCGTGACGCGAAACGATCACGCTGCGACGGCGCTCGGTGGCTGCGGTGACGACCGCTTCGATCAGCACGCCGGCGACGGTCTCGCGACCGTCGTTCGCGGTTGGATCGATGACGACGATCTCGCGGGTCGCGGTGACACGGCCGACGACGGCGCCGAGCGCAAGGCTCTGGCCGGCGGCGACGATCACTTCGTCACGCGAGTAGAGGTTCGGCGCTTCGTACTTGAGCAGATCGCTCAGGTGGACCGGTTCGTGGAGGACGGGCATGGCTCAGGCTCCCTGCGGGTGCGTGGCGCCGATGCGCTTGCGCACGGCGTCGAGGACGGGGTTCGCGGTGGTGGCCGCAGCGGCGGGCGCGGCGTCCGCGAGGTGGTGCGAGGCGATCTCGACCTGGTCGGCGCGGGCTTGCAGCAGCACCTGACGCACCTGTGCGGCGCTCATGCGTGCAGCGAGAAACTCGGTGGTGCGTTCGGGACAGCCTGCGAGCAGGCACAGCTCGGCGATGGCCGTCGCTTCGGCGTGAACATCGGCGATCGGTGCGGTCGCGAGCGCGGGGACCGCGAGCGGTGCGGCGGTCGGCGGGGTGACGGTCGGTGCTGCCGGTGGTGCAGCAGTGGGCGTCGGCTGCGCGGGCGCAGCCTCGGTGGGCAAGGTCATCGAAATCTCCGTAGTCGTTGGAAGTGCAAGACGCGTCGGCAAAGCGAGCGGTGTGTTTGAACCGGGCGAACGCCCGTTGGAACCAGGCGAATGCCTGCTGAGGGCGGCGGAAAAGTCGGCGAGCGTGGTGGTGAAGGGCGCGACCGCATCGGCGAGACCCGATGTCACTGCGTCGTCGCCAAAGAACAGTGCAGCCTCGGTGGCGCGCACGCGCTTGGCGTCGAGGCCGCGCATCTGTGCGACGTGATCGACGAACAGGTCATACAAGCGGCCGATTTCGGATTGAAGGGCTTGCGTCGCCTGCGGCGTCAGCGGCGCGTGCGGGGTGCCATCGTTCTTGTGCGCGCCGGCCGTCAGTGCGGTGACGCTCAGACCGTTCTGCGCGTTGCGCACCGACTGGTCGATGTGCAGCGCGATCACGCCGATGGAGCCGACGCCGCCGGTGGCCGAGAGGCTCACGCGCTGCGTGGCGCAGGCCAGTGCATAGGCGGCGGAGAACGCGGCATCGCCGGCATGCGCCCAGATCGGCTTGACGGCGTTCGCCGCGCGGATGTGCGCGCCCAGCTCGAACACGCCGCCGGCTTCACCGCCCGGTGAGTCGATATCAAGCAAAATGCCGGCGACCTCCGGTGCCGCAAGCGCCGCGTCGATGTCGGCCGTGATGCGCGCGTAGGAGGTCAGGCCCGACGCGGCGTCCAAGCCGACCGCACGCCGCACCAGCGTGCCGTGGATCGGGATCACCGCGATGCCCGGCATCGAAGGCATCGGTTCGGACTGCGTCGGCACCGTGATCGGCACCGCCAGTTCGGTGTGCATCAGCCCAATGCGTGGACCGAGCACAGCGAGGATCGTGTCGAGTTTGGCGCGCGCAATCAGCAGCGGCGTCCCGTACAGACGGGATGCCATGTGAACAAGAGTCGTCATCAAGAAGTCTGCGAACGAGGTTCGGTGGCCGGCGTCGTGGTCGGGCGGTCATGCCTTGGATCGGAGTCGAAGATCAGGCCCAGCGCGTCGGCGCGGGCGTTGTCAGCGGCGATCTCGCGATCGATGTCTTCGGCGTCGTAGCCGAAACTGGAAATCGCCTCACTGCGCGAGAGCAGGCCGCCTCGGATCGCCGCGATCATGGCGTCGAACTCCTTCTTCGGATCGACCCACTGCCAGCCCTGCGCGATCCACTTCACCGCGAGGTAGGCGCGACGACGTGCGACGCCGCCGCGCGCGTAACCGGGCAACGTCAGCGCGCCTTCGAGCACCGCCAGGGTCATCCACGCGCGCCACAGCGGGCGGCACAGTTGATGAACGATCACGCCGTGCTGGATCGCCTCGCAGCGACGTCGAAATTCCAGCAAGCCGGCGCGAATGGAGGAGTAGTTCACCTGCGTGAGATCGCCGGTGAGCATCTCGTAAGTGATGCCCATCGCGGCGGCGACCGCGCGGAACTGCTGGCGCATGAATTCCGCATAGCTCGATCCGACGTCGGCGGGCTGCGAGAACTTCACGTCCTCGCCGGGCTCCAGAAACTGCATCGTCCCCGGCTCCAGACTCGCCATCGCGACGCCCTGTGCATCGGCCTCGCCTTCGCCCAGCAACGCATCCTCGGGCGCACTGCGGGTGATGAAGCCGGCGAACATCGCCGCGGTCTTCTTGCGCACCAGTTCGGCGTCGTCGTACTGGTCGAGTTCGTGCAGTTTCACCAGCGCACGCGCCAGCCACGGCTCGCCGCGGATCTGACCCGGACGCAGCGGGCGGAACAGGTGCAGCACTTCATTCGCTGGCACGCGCACCGTATCCAAGCCGCCGTGCGAAGACATCGGCGCGAGCATCCCGTCACCCGGATGGCTCTTGTAGAGGTGGTACGCGACCCGCACGCCGATGGCGTTGAACTCGATGCCGGCGCGGATCACGTTGCCGTTCGGCAGTTCGCGATGCAGCGTCGTCGGCAAGTGTTCGGGTTCGAGCAGTTGCAGTTGCAGGCCGACGCTGAGCCGATCCTCGGGGCGCCGGTAGCGCAAGCGCACCAGACACTCGCCACCTTCGAGCATCGCCCGGCAGGCGAGCGCTTGCAGGCCATAAAAATCCGTCAGCCCTGCGGCATCCGCCTCCTCGCACCAGTCGCGCCACAGCGCCTGCACCGCTTCGCGCTGCGCGAGATCCTCGAGCATCGACTGCGGTTTGATGCCGGTGCCGATGGCATTCGCAACGAAAGCTTCAACGCCGGCCGCCGCCCAGGCGTTGCGTCGGACCAGATCGCGGCTCTTCGCGCGCAGTTCGTCCTGCGCATAGGCGAGCGCGGCGACCGCACCCGGATTGCCGACCTGCCAGAAACGCGCACGACGTCCACCGCCGATGCCGTCGTAAGTGGGCGTCGCGCCGAATACCCGTGCGCGCAGCCGCGTGAACCAACTCATCCGGTCACGTCGCCTTGTCGGTATCGATGACCACACGACGCGGTCGACGACGTGCGGTGCCGGCAGCGATCGCCTGCTCTTCCAGTCCGCGCCGCACGACACCGATGGCAGCGATCAGGTCGTCGATGGACCGGTACTCGACGGTGCGATCGCCGAAGGTGACGCGCTGCTCGCCGGTCGCAAGCGCTTGTTCGAGTGCGGCGAGTTGTTCGGGGGTGTAGGCCATGCAGAACTTCTCAGCGATTCTCAGCGTTGGAGCCAGCGGCTCTTGACGACGCGCCGACGGGTCGGACGCGCAGATGTGGAAAGGCCACCGGAATCGGTGGCCTCGTGAGTGGGTGGGTCGGACATCGGCATCGGTGCCTCAGGTGGCGGTAGTCCCAGCGACCGTTCCAGTTCGCGCCAGTGGCGCTCCTCGAAACGATCCAGGCCGGCTGCGGATGCGGCGGCGCGGCAATACACGAAGGCATCCAAGCCCTCGTTCCTTTCTCGAAGCTTCTGCCACTCGCGTTTTGGGTAACCGTTGCGGTCGCGGCGCGTGACCAGTTGTTCCGCGCACAGCTGCTGCAGGAACTCGGCGTCGACCTTTGGCAGGTGGATGTAACCGGGCGGATACGTGAGCGTCACGCCGTCTTCGGCGACAGACGCCTGCTTGCGCAAGTGGTTGTACAGCTCCTGCTTGGCGATGCCGACCGTCACCGAATACAGCTTCAGTCCACGCCGCAACTTCTTGCCGCCGACCGAGACATCCACCGCCGTCGGCGTGCCGATCAGCGCCGCGCCGCGGGCCACGCCCTTGATCGCCATCACCCGTGGATCGCGGCAGGCGCGCACGAACGTGTAGGCCTCCTGCGTCGCGTAGCCGGTGTCGATCGCGAAGCGTGCGAGCGGCAGCTGCGCGCCACAGGCGTGCGTCCAGGTCTCGGCGAGCATTGCGCGCAATTGCGTCCACACCGGATCGCGCGCGGTATCGCCCATCAACACCCGATGTTCGACCAGCCACGCCTCCTTGCCGCGCCCGAACGCCCAGACCGAGACTTCGATACGGTCCTTCTGCACGTCGGCGCCGCCGACCAGCAGAAGGCCGCCGTGCGGCACGGTGCCGATCCGGTAGTCCTCCCGCCGTTCGAGCAGTTGTTGCCAGTCCGGCGCTTCGCCGTCCTCGACCCAGGTCTCGCCAAGCTCCGTGTTCTTGAACGTCTTGATCGCCGACGCCGAGCCCGTGGCCTTGTCGATCGCGCTCTCCCACGCCGCCGCGATCTCGCGCCACGTGCGCCAACCTACCGGGCTGTATAGCGACGACAAATGGAACCCGGCCGTTCGGCCGTTCCCGGTGGCCGTCGCGCGCCACTGGCCCTGCGCCAACATCGACGTCTTGTGGTGCTCAGCGATGGGCATCTCACACGACTCGCAGATGTAGGCGACGGTTTCCGGCCGCCCACGCTCCCAACGCAACTGCTCGAAGCGCAACCACTGCGCATGCGCGCAGTGCGGACACGGCACGAAGTAGCGGCGCTGGTCGGAGGCTTCGTACTCGCGCTCGATGCTGCTGGCACCCGCGATCGTCGGCGTGGAGACGATGAAGATCTTGCGCCGGGTGAAGGTGCGCGTGCGCGCCTCCGCCAGTGTGATCGCATCGCCTTCGCCCTCGACATCGAGCGGATAGCCATCCACCTCGTCGAGAAACAGATACCGCACCGGCATCGAGCGCAGGCCGACCGCACTGTTCGCGCCGGTCATCACCAGCACGCCGCCGCGGAACTCCTTGGCGAGGATGGTGTTGCCCGCATCGCGCGAACGCGCCGGTGCGATCAATCCGGCCAGCGCGGGCGACTCCTCGATCAGCGGATCGATCCGCTGCTTGGAGTTGCGCTTGGCCATCTCCACCGTCGGCCACACCGCCATCATCGGCCCGGGCGCGTGGTGGATCACGTATCCAATCCAGCAGCTTCCCGCTTCGGTGCCGCCCACCTGGGCACCTTTCATGAACACCACGCGCTCGATTGGCGAGGCCGGCGAGAGGCAATCCATGATCTCGCGCAGGTAGGGCGTGCGCGATGTGCGCCAACGTCCCGGTTCCGCAGACGCCTTGCTCGACAGCATCCGGTGTTGATCGGCCCACGCGGAGACCGACAGCAACGGATCGGGGGTCAGGCCCTCGTGCCAGGCGCGCTCGATCTCATGCGCGCCTTCGTAATCGAGCATCTGTACACCTGGTTGCGCCGTCGCGGGCGCTTGGCTTTGCCAGCGAACAGCGCGTTCATGCCGTCCCCGGCCGCAAGGGCCATCCGGACATCGCCATGAACGATCACATTCGCAATGCCCTTCACCTCATCCGCCAGCGCATCGAGCAACTGCACGGTGAGTGCGAAGAGAACGAGGACTTTCAGGAGGGATTGAATTTCGCGGTCAGCGGCATCGAACAGGCGCTCGGCGCGGTCGGCGGCGATGGTGCCAACGCGCCGCATCCCGAAGACACCATCGGCAGCATCGAAAGTTCGCTGGCCGAATTGCACATCCGCCTTGAAACGCGCAGCGAGGCATGGGTCGACGATCCCGCCATGCGCGCCAATCTGCCGCTGGCCGATCATCTGCTCGCGCAGGCCTGCGCATTACTGGCGGACGATTAATCCACCTTCACGCGCACCTCGCCCAATTCGGCGAGGTGCGCGCGCACCGCTGCTTCCAGCGCCAGATGCATCGCGTGCGGATCGACCGCAAGCGTTGCCGCCATCTGCGCCGACACGCGCGCCGGCCAGTTGAGCCACGCATCGCGCTCATCGCGCGCCAGCTTGAACACATGCGCCACGACCTGCGAGCGTTCGACCAGCTCGCCCTTCAGACGCGCCAATCGCACCTTGTTCGTCTGCGCCTTCACCACTTCGTTGACGGTGCGCGCCTGCAGCAGCGATGCACCACCCGATGGTAGCGCCGTGGTGCCGCCTTCGCGCGTCGCCTCGACCGTTTCCGCAACCGCCACGCGCGTCGCGCGTGTCTGCGTTCCTGTGCGCGCTGGCGCGGAATTACGTGCCCATTCGGCATCGGCCTTCGCTGGATCGACGGAGCCGTCCGCCTCTGGCGTGATGCGCCCGGCACGGATTGCCTTGTGGACGGCCGTATCCGTCACGCCACGATGACGCGCGTAGGCGCGGATCGAAATTCCCATCCGAATGACCAAAGAAAGACTTGATTTTCCGTGCGAACAGCGCACGCGCCGAGGTCATGCCGTCTGTTGGCTTAACGCGCCGTGCTTCTGCGGAACACCGCTTGGCTTTGCTCCGGAACAGCGCGTTCATCACGTCGCGCCAACCACATCCAACACACCACACCCACTCAGGAGCACCTCATGAACACTGCAGCGAACACCAAGCCGATCGCGCTGAACCCGACCCAGACAGCCGTACTGACGCATGCCATCGATCACACCAACGGCAAGATCGAATGGTTCCCCGAGAACATCAAAGGCGGCGCGCGCCAAAAGGTCATCGAGGCCCTGTTCAAGCGCGCGATGATCATCGGCAGCGACGGCGACTGGATGGTCACCGCCGAAGGTTACGACGCACTGGGTCGCGAACGTCCCGGTCAACGCGCCACCGCCGAGACGGCGATGCCGGCGGGTGAGAAAACGCCCAAAGCGGCACGCAAGACCGAACGCAAAGCCGCGAAACCGACGCCTGACGCCGCCGCATCGGGCGATGGCGAAACGACCGCACCGCGCACCCGCGAGAACAGCAAGCAGGCGCAGGTCATCGCCATGCTCAAGCGTCCAGAAGGCGCCACGATCAAGCAGATCTGCGAACTCACCGACTGGCAGGCCCACACCGTGCGCGGCACTTTCGCCGGTGCCTTCCGCAAGAAGCTCGGCCTGACCATCACCTCGGACAAGGCCGAGGGCGGCGAGCGGGTTTACCGCATCGCCGAGGCCGCGTCCGCAGCTTGAAACCGCAGCGCAACGCAGCCTGACGCAATGCCACGCCGAAGCGTGGCATTGCGCACCGACAATCGAATATCCACCACGACAACACCGGAGCGCCGCATGCCCGCACCCACCGATTTTTACCTCAAGAAACTGCAGCCCTTGGTCGGCGGCACCATCACAGCACTCGCCCGCACTGGCGCGAGCGACGATCCGATGGACGACGAGCTTTACGGCTTCGTCGTCAAGTGTCGCGACGGCAAGGAGCGCACGCTCATCCTGCTTTGCGACGACGAGGGCAACGGTCCGGGCAGTTTCATGTTCGCCGACGAGTAACCGCGCCGGGACCGGATCGCATCCGGTCCCGTTCGCTTATCCGGCATCACCCTTCGCGCAGCGCGCGGAGGACTTCCGCTGCAAGCGCCGGGACGATCGCATTGCCAGCGGCGCGCAATCGAGGAATGCGCGCGGGAATCCCATGAGCCAGAAGACGAACTCCGGCGCGAGGGACCCGGCGGAGCTTGCCGTCGTATCCGATGATCCACTCGACGTCGTCCCATGCACCGCGCTCAAGTCCATCGCGATGCCGCGCAACAACGGTTCGTTCCTGCGCTTGCCGCTGCGCGAGGTCTGGCCGCCGTTCGCGCACGCGCTCGTCGGCGTCGGATACAACCCCAGCGCGATCTGACGAATCGCCACCAGTCCCGCCGAATTGCCCGCGCCGTTGTAACCATTCTTCGACGGCGCAAGGCTCGTCGGCGTTGGCCACAGTGAGAGTGTCTGCGCCGGCAGGTCCGGCGAGCGGCCGCGTTCGACTTCCCGGCGCGCGCCCTCCGGCGTGCGGAGCGACTTGTCCGCCGACGCTGTCGGCGTCGACCACAGCGCACGCGCCGTCGCGTACACCTGCCGTGGCAGCAGATCCGTCCGCGACGCGCCGTCGCGCCTCGGCGCCAGCGACATCCCCGGCGAATCCTTGTAGTCGCGCGTCGTGGGTGTGAGCCACAAACCACAGTCGATCTCGTCGATGGGGCGCGTTGATGGCACAAGCCGGGACAACGATCGCCCGGCAGGCGTAACCGAGACTTTCCAGGTCAGCAAACACTCGGTCGAGCCAATGCTGGCCAACCGCTGCCGCAACCTGCTCTCCCACCAGTACAGCGGGCCGTCGGGCACCGACGAGCCGAAACACGTCGGGCCATAGGTGCCGGGAATCGTTGGTCCCGGCGCGTTTGCCCGCAACCGAGAACGGCTGGCACGGACACGACGCGCTCCACAGTTCGGCGTCGTCGGGCCAGCCGGCGAGTCGGGCCGCGTAGGCCCAACCACCGACGCCCGCGAACAGGTGGACCTGCCGGAAGCCGGCGAGGTCGTCGGGATCGAGGTCACGGATGTCCCGCCCATCGACGTGGCCGGGCGGGATGAGGCCAGCAGCGATCTGATTGTTGAGCCATGCGCAGAGATAGGGTTCGATTTCGTTGTAGAGGGCAGGCGTGCGGATCGGCGGATTCACGGAATCGCGTTCGCCGCATCGTCGAACGCCACGCCATCGTCCTCGCGCACCGCCTGCTCGCCGCTCCAGGTCTGCCAGCGGCGCACGATCACATCGACGTACTTCGGATCGAGTTCCATCAGCCGCGCGCGCCGACCGCTCTTGTGCGCGGCGATCAGGGTCGTTCCCGATCCGCCGAAACCATCGAGCACCACGTCGCCGGGCCGGCTCGAATTGCGGATGCATCGCTCCACCAACTCGACCGGCTTCATCGTCGGATGCAGATCGTTGCGCTGCGGCTTCTTGATCTGCCACACGTCGCCTTGGTCACGGTCGCCACACCAGTGCCGTTGTGCACCTTCGGGCCAGCCATAGAGCAGCGGTTCGTACTGGCGCTGATAGTCGGCGCGACCGAGCGTGAAGGTGTTCTTCGCCCAGATCACGAACGTCGACCAGTGGCCGCCTGCGGCGCGGAACGCGGCCTGCAGCACGTCCAGTTCGCTGGAGGACATCGCGATATAGATCGCGCCGCGACAATGCACCAGAGTCGGCGTCAATGCTGCGAGCAGGAATTCATGGAAGCCCTGGCCGAGGTTGTCGTTGAGGATCGCGCGGTCGGTGCCGCGCATCCGGTCCTTGGCGCTGTTGGCGTAGTTCACGTTGTACGGCGGATCGATGAAGACCATATCCGCCGTTTCACCTGCCAGCAATCGCACGTAGTTCGTTGCGTCGGTGGCGTCGCCGCACAGCACGCGATGTTCGCCGAGCTGCCACAGATCGCCTGGTCGAGATACCGTGATGGTCTCGTCGTCGGGCACATCGTCGTCGTCGACTTCGCCGGAGTGGTCGGTTTCTTCGCCCGCCATCAGTTCGGCGAGCGCGTCCGGATCGAAGCCGGTCAGGTCCAGGTCGAAGCCGTCCTCCTGCAATGCCTCCAGTTCGGTGCGCAGCAGCGCGTCGTCCCAGCCGGCGTTCTCCGCAAGCCGGTTGTCGGTGATCACCAGCGCGCGACGCTGCGTCGGCGAAAGATGATCGAGCACCACCACCGGTACACCATCCAGACCGAGTTTCCGGGCAGCGGCGAGCCGGCCGTGACCGGCGACGATGACGCCGTCGCTGCCGACCAGGATCGGGTTCGTGAATCCAAACTCGACGATCGAGGCCGCAATCTGCGCGATCTGTTCGTCCGAGTGCGTGCGCGCGTTGTTGGCGTATGGCAACAGCCGCGACAGCGGCCAGTGCTCGATCTTGTCGGCGACCCAGCTCATGCCGCCGCCCGCGCAGTATTGCGACGCTCGGCTGCGACCGCGTCGAAGGGTTGGCCGGTCGCTTCAAGCGTGATCGGCAGGCCCGGCAGTTGCTGACGCACGCGCTCGATCGCGACATCGACATAATCGGCGGCGATCTCCACCGCGCGACAGACCCGGCCGGTGCGCTCGCACGCCAGTAGCGTGGTGCCGCTGCCGCCAAAGGGTTCGTACACCAACTCTCCCGCATTCGAGTACGTCTCGATCACGAACTGAGGTAACGCAATCGGGAACACCGCCGGATGGTCGATGCCGCGTCCGAGCTTGCCCTTGTGGCGCATCACCCGGATCACCGAATCGGGAATCCGCATGTCTTGCGTGGGCTGGTTCGCGTGAGCCCAGTCCAGCGCGCCGCCATCCTTGCCGCGCAGTGCAGTGGAGGAGCCATCCGCACGCAGGTGAATGTCCTGCCCCGCGAACTTGCACGGCACGATCTTGTTGGGCTTGCGGTTGCTGCGATTGAAATGGAAGACGAACTCAAAACTCGGTGCGAGACGCCCACGCCAGTCGCCGGGAAGCCCCGG